GATGTGGTCTTATATGTTCCATCACATCAGTACAAAAACCATAAGCTGCTTGAACAGGTAGAGGTTGAGATAAATCAGCTTCTACAAATCGCAACGCATGCTTCTGTGTTTCTAACATTGGGACTATATCTTCATCTAAGCAATTATCTGCAAAGTCAACCATAGTTACATCTAGTCCACCAAAGAACGCTAGGTTTAATCCTCCACGTCCTGTACCACACCCTAAATCAAGAACTGTAGCACCTTGTTTAGGTTTAGCCTGTTTTAAAAACTCATGGGCTATTTTTTCACCAGGAGCAACTTGTCTATACTCTGGTTTATCCCACATCATTTTATATAAATCTTTTTCTAACGGTCTTACTTTATCTACTGTTACTTCTGGTGCATCCGCTATAAGCGACGAAAAACCTGTCATGTTATCCCTTTCTATTCAAATCGAATAAGTGCCGTTGTTGCAGTGTTATCAGGTAATGTTACAGTTAGCGTTTGAGCTGCAATAGTTTTAACTGATCCAAAATCTAATACACATACAGAATAATTACTAGAACTACTATTATATATCAAAGCTCCTCTTGCGGAAAATGTGCCTGTCCAAGTAGTAGGAGAATCAAAAGTTATATACACTACGCCTGCATCATCATCTTGTGTAACTGTAGCGCCTGTTAATGTATTACCCCCTGCAACATATCCAGTTCCTACCACTTCATTTGTGGTTGTATACGCAGAAGTAGATGAATCTAGCGTTGCGTCATCAGTATATAAAGCTATTTTAAATGTGTCTGTATCAAAATCTATATCACCAGCTAGTGATTTAGCAACAAAGGTATTAGTTATTCCTTGTATAATAGTTGCCATTAAACTGCACTCCCTCTTCTACCTTTAACCGGTATTCTAGCTTGTCCACTACGATATGCATCGCGTGTATTTTTACCTTCTCCTAATCTAGTTAGCTCTACCATAGCTTGGTTATATCTAGTAGTGTAGTTTGCTAGTGTTTCTGGGTCGGACTTGAGGTACGTAGCCGCTTCCAACAATGAACCATAAAGTAATACGGAACTGTAATTATCTCCCAGCCAAGACGTACCGCTAGCGGCAGTAGTAATAGACTCAGGATAAAAAAAGTAATGAAGCTCAGCGCCATAGCCTGTATCAGGTGTAGGGCCGAGTATAAATGTTGTATCATCGAAGACAGCATAATATTGAGGTTTTCCGTAGTGAGCTGCATCAGTATCAGGAAATGATTGCCTAATAAAGTTAACGTCTTTATTTATAAGAAAAGTATATTCGTTAGTTGCGGTATCAATACAAGCTAAACTATAAGTAGCTAGCCAATCATCAGGTACATTTAAATATTTGTTACCAACGTTAATAGTACCTGTATCATTTCTTCTTAAGTCGGGAAGATTAACACCATTAAAGATTCTGTTTTCAGCTTGAGTTATAAACGTGTTTACATCTACTGTAGAATATTCATCTTCAGTATACGATTGTATTTGTGCGACTAGTTCTGCGTAAGTCATAAACTATCCTTACGCCATAGGACCGCGAGCTTTAGTGCCTTTAGTTGCTGCACCATTGCCCCGAGTTTCTACGCCTGTAGTTTTAACATTTTTTTCAGGATAACCTGCAAAGTTAGGTACAGGTACATCTTGAGGTTGTGCGAAGCCATCTACCATCTTAGCTTTTCTTTCTTGATTTTCTTTAGCCATTTCTTTCTCCTAAGTTATTGTTATTGTAACAGTTCCTACTACTCCTGAACTTACTAAATTATTTCCTGTAAACTCATTAGATGGGGGTCGTGCTCCACCAACAGGTTCCCATCCCCATTGTATATCTCTTGACCCAGTTACGTTGTTGTCATTAAAACTCTGGTCAGGTCTTGGATCTCGCACTGCTTGAGGATCTTCTACTGGATACATCCCCTGCATATTCTGTGGTTGATCTGGGTTCCAACACTCCTTACAAGCTTTAATATTAGTATTAGTTTTTCTTACATATAAATCTTTTAGTTCTCTAAGCTTAAACTGAAAACCACAAACATCACAGTCAGCTATTGCATTCTTATTAGTTGTATACCTATTGCTCATTATCTACCTTTAAGATAGTTTCTATCCACTATTTTCATAGCTTTTTTTGCATCGGCAACTCCTTTATCATACCCCTTTTTATCTTTGCCTTTTCTTTTATAAACAGTAGTTCCTTTATTTAAAACTTTTTCCATTCCCTTTTTGATTACTCGTTTAACAGGATTTGATTCTAATTCCGTATCTAATCCCTGCGCATAACCTTCTGCAAATTTACTTCTTGATTTATCTTCTGTGTATCCTGCTCCGCCAACTTTACCGCCCGCTTTCATTTTCTTAACTTTACCACCTTTTTTCATATAGCCCATTTTGTTACGCACGGGTGTGGGTAACTTCCCTAAACTTTTCTTTTTATTTGCTGGTACTTCTTTCATCTTAATCTCCTATATATACGATGTTCTTGGTGCTACAGTTAAAGTTGCTTTTTCTCTGTCTTCAGTTGAAGCAAGTAGCCACTGCTCTTCATATTCTGATTTTAAAAATTGTACTCTGTCTCCAGCTTCTGGAATCTTAAGTGATAAATAATAAGCTAATCCCGCTACCATGCACGGTAAAAATCTAAATGGAATATGCTGTGTGTTAACACCTGTACCCGCATCATCAATTCTTTTTAACATCCAGTATACAAAAGTATAACTTGCGTCATTAGGAATAGGCCATAGAGTTATCTTAGGAATCTCTGCTTGTCTATCTATATAAACTTGTATCGGTCTGCCCGTGTCGTTCTTACTTGGGATAGATGCATAAGTAGGATTTGACACCCTAGAAATAGCTATGTCTGACTGAGTTGTTCCAGACCCAGTTCTTATGACTTGGCTCATGAGGTCGATGGTCGTCGCGGGCAAATCGTAAGTGGCTGTACCTGCAACTAATGGTATCTGTCCTTGTTCAACAGTCCATAAGTTTATGCCTCGGTTAGCCCATTCTATTGTCAATAAGTTTAAGCTACGTGTAGCTGTCCTTAAATCATATCCTGTCCTTAACTCTGCGCCACATCTTTCAAACGCTTCTTCTACAAGAAGGTTAAGATCTAAATTAAATGCATGTGTGTCTGTTGTAGCCATTACATCTCCTTTTCTATTTGTCTAATGACTGTGCACTCTTCACTTATCACGTGTGTGTGAACTGAAGGTTCCACTAAGTCTAGATGGTCTCCACCGATGAAAGCACTAACTAACGCTATCAAACTAATTATAATTTCTTTGGCACCCATTACGCTTTCTTCTTACGCCTAAGTGAGGCAACTCTTCTTGGTTTACCTGCCGGTTGTCCAAGTCTTTTCTTTTGAGCTATTCTAGACTTCTTTTGTGCTGCTGTCATTTCTCCAGATGTCTTTGGAGTTTTACTAGAAACACGTTTAGTAGGTCGGCAATATGGTGTACCCCTGCCATCACCTTTTTTTCTACCACAAGCTTTGCCTGTCTTTACGTCTTTCCAGTCTTCTTTGAACCAGCGTTTTAAAGCGGCTCCTTTAGCTGTCTTTCGTACTGCCATTATTTACCTTTCTTTTTTCTACACTTAGCAATAGCACCTGATGCATAAGCACTAGGAAATACTTTATAACTTGCTTTTACTTTATGGTAACAGGCATCTTTTACAGTACCACCTTTTTTCATTTTACTAATTATACCCATTCCTCTAGATTTCATCATGCTTTAGGTTTCCTATGACCATATCCTTTTTTCTTAAGCTCTAAATGTTTAGCCATAGTAGGGGCTTTTACACCTTTGCCTGTCTCCATATCATACATCATATGAGACTTAAAGACCTTACCCCCAGCTTTCATCTTCTTAGGTTTAGAGTGACTACACCCGCAGTTTTTTAATTTCTTAGGGTTTATTATTCCCATTCCGCGAGAAGCTCTCACTATCTAGACCTTTTAGCCCTTGTAAGACCACGCTTAGCACAGCCATCAATAGATCCACCGTGTTTAAAACCCGTCATGCTTGGTCTACTAGGTCCACGTTTCTTCAGATTAACTTTTGGATCTTTATTTCTAGGTTTAGGCCCAGTACTTGGTCTACTCATAGAAGTCATAGTAGGTCCTGATGGTCCTTTACGTCGAGCCGGTTTTTTTACATCAGCTTTCTTAGCTGCTGGTTTAGGGTCTGGTCTATTAACCGTACTCATGTCAGGCCCCCTTCGAGTATCAGTAGGTTTATATCCTTCTGAACCTCTAGCACTTAATCTTCCACCTTTATCTACAGCTCTTGGTGCTGATTTAGATGCGGCAGGTTTATCATCTCTAAAGAATGTTTTTTTCTTTTTAGCATTTGCCCCAAAGCTTCCTTTGTTATCGACATTCTGTTTCTTAAGTTTTTTAATTTGAGCGTCGGTCAAGCCTTTTTTCTTAAGTTTCTTTTCCGTTGTTTTGTTTATTTTGCCATAGACTCTCAAACCAGCATTCTTTTTGTTTTGCTTTTCAGCTTTCATGACTTCGTTGTTTAAGTCACTTTTTACTTTCTTCGCTTTTCTTTCTTTAATCTGTTGACGAAGCCTATCTTGTAATGATGCCATTTTAATTCTCCTTAGTTAAACCATACGACCACGGGTGTGACCTTTAGTAACACATCCGTCTGCGCGTTTAGATGCTGAGCTAACTGATCCACCTTTTTTGTATGCTTTGACTTTACCGCCGCCCATCATTTTTTTACCTTTAGCTTTCATAGGAGCTGAAGATCCACCTGTTCTTGCTCTTTTAGAATCTGCCATAACTTTATCAAAGTTTCTTTTTTCAGGACTTCTCATAGCTTTACCCATAGCTCTGCCAGCTGCATCTGCTATTTGAGATTTAGTCATTTTTTTCTTATTCTTAGCTATCGCACGACCTTCTTTATCTTTCATCATAGAAGTCATAGTAACCTTGCCGCCTTCATCGTACCCTTTAACTTTGCCGCCTTTCATGTAGCCTTCGTTTTTGCGAATCTCTTTATCCACACGACGAATCTCATCTTTTTCATTCATAATGTGTTTAGTGCGTTTACTTACTCCGCCACCTTTTTTCATTCCAGGTGCAGTCATTAATTCAGTAGGCATACGCTTACCTTTATTACCAACTCCGTAACCTCTTGAATACATCATGTCGCCTGTACGGCCACCCATATTCATTTTCTTCGTTTTCATGTCTTTCTCCTTAGTGAACTCTCGTCCGATTGATTGATTAACACCTACTTTATTAGCAAACTCTGGGTTATTAGCCACAGCTTGCATAAACTTTGCCTGCTTTTTAGTTTTAGGTGGCATTACTTTTTAATCCTATTACTTGATGCTTCAGGCTTTCTTGGTTTAGCACCTTCGTCTTCAATAACTTCTTTTTTACCCAATAACTTTTGTACCGTATTGGTTTCCCAAATACGAATGCCCATCCATATAATAGTAAACAGTGAAGCCATGTGAGGAAGCCATGAAAGCATAGTGCCCACGGCAGTGAAGATAGCTGATAAATCTATCAAGTGTTTTGTTGTTTCATCCATTTTTAACATTTCCATCGTTTACGTGCTTGACGCAATCTAGAGTTTGGATCTTTAGCAGCTTTAGGAAACTTCTTCATTTGTCCTGCAGATCTTGCACAAAATGACTTGCGTCTCTTTGCATCTTTAGAACCTTTTTTAACTTTCCCTGTTACCGCTGTTTTAAGTTTATAACATGTGTTTGCTTTCCGATAAGATGCTA